GGCTCATTTTGGCGCCAAAGAATTAGATGCTAAAGAAGCTGAACTTGAACAACTTCAACCAGCTGAAGCTAATAGCTAACACCTAACAAATAAATCCTATAGTAAAAAGGTCGTAATATGTATTAATACATGTTACGACCTTTTATTTACCCCACGAAAGGGAGTCCTATATAACCGATGTGTTTTCATCAACGCATAGTTCTCGAAATAATGAAAGTACAAGCCACTATGATACCAAGGACTATACTCCCGGCTACTATATAAGGCCATGTAAGTACATCACGTACATCATTCAATATTTTTATATCAAAGATTGGCATATAAAGTAATAAGTTCCCCAAAATCCAACTGATTGGTCCTATGAACTTCATCTTCTTAATCGTATCCATTTTATCTAGAATAGACTCGGTTACCTCTGAATTCTTTTCGACAGATACGTATTCTTTATTAATGTAAAAGCCTTTTGAATATTCCATCTCATAACCACTATCTACGAGTTTCATATCGGCTGGTAGTGCTTTTCCACACAACTTGGAAAACTGGTACGCATCTCGCTTCTTATCCCAACTGAGCCAAAACTCTGCATTATTCCTATGTTTGACTAACTTATACTCATACCCAATTTTTCCATGAGTATCAATATAGCGTATCTTGCCTAAGATTGTATATAGATCCCTTCGGATACGTAACGTCTCGCCATAATTAAAAACCATAATTTTCTCTCATACTGAAAACCATACATGTAAATGTAAATGTATATGTATATTATTTATTACTATGATTGTACACATAATATGAAAGTATGCCAATACGGGTATAAAAAAAGGACCTACAGAAAACTGTAAGTCCTTTTGCGCTGGTGCGGTTGGCGGGACTTGAACCCGCACGAGCGTTAGCTCACCACCCCCTCAAGATGGCGTGGCATTTAAAGTTCACACACAAAACTTATAAATACAGCAATTATCTAGCTCGATTACTAGCGTATCTATTTATATTTCACTATATTTTTATATAATATGATGTCAAAATGATGTCATATATACATTTATATTTCTCGGATAGAATAGTGGAGTCCAAAGAATTTGATAAGCTTCAAAACATTAGATCTACAATATCTCCTTGGGGCAGGAATCAGTAACGATTTATCGCTATTAATGTATACCGCCTTTACATTTTCTTTCCAAACAAATTCAGGGAAATTCTCAGCTAATCCCAAAACTTCCCAAGCCTCTCTGTCAACAGCAAGTATCCCTTGACCTAATTCCCTTTGCATGGAACATATTACGTCCCACGCTTCAGCATAGTTCGACACGGGCACTGGGTCCCTCATAAAATGTGGATTACAATTAAGAATTTTCAGCATTACTCCCACCTCCTATTATTACCCTAATTACACCATATTTTTAGATTGTATGCAATAAATTAAATATAAAAAAAAGACCTTACCAAGTTATATCCTGGTAAGGTCTTTTATATAGTCAATCCATGAGTCCACCTGCTCATGCTCAGGAGATGTATGGATCACCTCTCAGTCATCGACGAATTGCACCTGCCAATCCAAATACACCGCTTACCACGGCCCATGTGTCACGTTGCCGTTTAAGGCGCTGTTCAGTTCGTTTGTTGCGTTTGATTTGTTCTGTCAATTCTTCTAATGAGGTCGAGGCTTCGTTCAATTTCGCTTCTTGCGTTGTCAAGAGATTGGAGGCTTTCGTTAATTCTTGCCCCTGTTTCTCGTTGATTGCTTTGAGCGCGTTCAATTCCTTCGTCCGTTCTTCGTTGATAATCTTCAATTCTGTTAATGCTGTGCCCTGCGTCGCGGTTAAGCTGTTGGCTTGCTGCAATGCTTTCTCGGAGTTGTTGATTGAGCTTTCTGCTTTCATCAAGCGCCCTTTGAGTTCGTTCCAACTGCTCACGGGTACGCTGATAGTCGGCTCTTGTGTCGAGGTACCCTCCGATGAGGCTGCATGCGAAATAGATGGAAATAATGCTAAGCACACCACAAATAACACGCTTAAGAGTAAACGCAGATATAACTTTGTTCTTAATAGTTTCATACATGGTAACTCCTTCCTAAATTGTACTACCCCACTGAGCACCCCACCATCGAGCGGTGCCACGTAACCAGTCACCGCCACTCCATCGTTCGTCGCCCTCATGGCACACCAAGAGGTCCCATCGGTCAACGTTGGAGTCTGGGCCGTACGTATTATTTGGATAGCCCGTCGGATCTAAATAATAGAGGTCCAAGCCGTCCCGATTATCTGCTGCTTCGGCGTGCGTCATCTGATGTTGTAGGTCAAGTGGCACACCTGCATTAATAGTAAGCACCGCCATAATTTGTGTCATAGTGGCCAACTGTTCTTTTGTTGGTGGTTCACTACCTAGGTTATTTTCACTGACTGCATCCCAACACGCTTCAATGGCAATGCCTACAGCGTTACTATTGCGCATATAGGTGTGTTCCTTATAATCGGTTAAGGCCTCTATATCGGTCCACATTGTACCTGCTCGGTCGATGTTGATATGGTAATCTGTGAAGTGCTTACCACCTTTTACCCCTGTCCAATGATAGTACGCCTTTTCAATTTGGCCATAGGCATTTAGTGCTAGGTCTTTTAATTCGTCCATTGTAATTTGTCGAAACATTTATTTTCCCCTCTCGTCATGGTTAACGTCATCTGCTAATTGTTGTATGCCTTGTCGATTCATTGGTATTGTATTCGATTCCTCAAGCTTATCCGGAACACCATTTTTATCCTTATCTATCCAAAGCGCTAAAAAACCAACAAGCGCTGTAAGAACAGATGGAATAAAGATATGATCTATGATATTAATACCAACACTAATTATCTTATTAGCATCATCAGATACATAACCGCTAATAAAAGCCATGATGTATTGAGTAATCACCAATAAAATAGGCACTAGCATTGTCAGTACTAGTGCCCTTGTAGCAAGAACCCCTGTAGGGTGGATATTAGCCACCCTTACAGATCGATATGATTTTTTTAAAACATTAATGAGCTTTGGCGGTATGTTCATGAAATTCCTCCTTTAACTCATCTATACGCGACTCCATTCCTTTTACCCTTGTGGCTAGTTTCACGTGTTCTGTATATGCTTTTACACGTTCTTCACGAGATAACTTAATTTCATTCTTCAAGTCATTGAGGGTTTCTGTTAGAACCCCCATCTTTTCTTGAAAGACCAACGTATCTTGTAAGTGTTGTAAATCACGCTTTTCTAACAGCGGAAGTACCAATACTTTATAGGTAAGGCCTGCGACTATACTAACTATAGTTAGCGTTGTTAGTATGTCGCTAAGTTCAAATTGCCATGTCCACATTTAATTATCTCCTTACTAAATAAAGTATTATACTGTTTCCCAAACATTACTGTAAATATTCCATTTCTTAGTCTCATCAGGGTTATATACTTCAAAGTCAACTTTATAAATACCAATATCACTAGGTGGAACAGACTCATCTGCCACTACAATTTTACTAAGCATATATTTAGGATAATTATTATTACCTAAATCCAAATTACCATCTTTCCACACAAAGGTAGGAATGTATAATATCTTAATATTAGAATACCTAAATGCGTCTTTATCAATTTCAGTAGCTTTTGGTAATTTCACGATATTATAATCAGTACCTATAAATGCTTCTGCCCCAACTTTTGTAACATTCGGGCAGGTAAGCTCTCCTTCTAAGTCGCTACGACCATAGAACTGTTTAGCCGGAATTTCTGTAGCAGTTGCTGCATCAAAAGTAGGTGCAGGGTTCGGACCTGGTTGTGGTTGAGGTGGTTGATTCTTATTTGCTAAATTATTAATAATCCCAACAATCTCACTATCAGAATAGCCCTTGCTGTATGCACCTTTTACCGCATCAAGGATATATCCATAAGTACTAGCTGGTTCAATGCTGTTGATTTCTTCAGCAAATTTGAATAATTTACCCTCAGATGTTACGCCTTTAGATTGAATAGCGTCTCTTATTTGAGTAATAATACTTCCGAACTTATCTAGTTCTCCCATTAAATCATTGATAATTGCTTGTTTTGGTCTAGCCATTTTAGTTACCCCCATTAATCTCTTTTAATTTAATAATAATTTGTTCAAGCTCATCTTTAACCATGAACTCTGAAGTGTCAGGCGCTGGGCCAGGCTCACCTCTATCTCCTGGGTCCCCTTTTTCTCCTTTGAGTTGTTGCTTTTGATTTTCAGTTAAATCTTCAAAACGTACTTGTAATTTGATAATTTGTTTGTCATCTTTAATACTTATATTGTCTTCAACGTCTACATAAACATTAATATCATTCATATTATTTACCTCTATTGCTGACGCCTTCAAGAATAGTTAATTGACCTTTGACGAGACATTTAACAGGTCTATCTCCGGCCCAAACAAATAAATCCCACGCGTATCTGCCGTCAAGTAATTCTTTTGTATCCAAAGAAAGGATAATTCTACAACGTTCGCCTGTTGCTAAATTATCCTTTGATACTGTGATATTAAATTTGGCTCTATACCATTCATCATAAGTAGACTGTCTTATACATGCAAACAAATCCTCTGGCTCTACTTCGCCATTATATCCAATCGTTAAGGTGATGAACTCGCCCTTAATAGCTGATAGATTATGCTTGACCGGCGTCATTATCTTCACCAACTTCTAAATCCATTAGATCATTATGAATACAACCTTCTGTTGGGCAGGTGCCATCATTATTTAAAGTAGCCCAACAGTATTCACAGAAATGCATTACTGGAACATCGCTTTTAATATCTGCCATAGTTATTTCACCGCCTTAATCTTAGCAATCATTTCAGTATTAATCTTCTTAAACTGTTCTTGCAAATCGCTTATGTCGCCGTTTGCTAGGCGTCTACGTATTAACGCCTGGTCTAGTGCTTCGAAACGACGGTTATAATAAGAACGAATCTCCGAAATCTTTTCAGCTTTTGTTAACTCATGAACTGGAGCAGATACAAATTGACCACCTACATACAATTTACCTTTCATGAATTCATCTAGCATACTATCACCATCTGCGGAGTAAATATAGTCAGCTGCATCAGGATAGTCCTGTTTAGCAGTTGCCAGTAATTCATCTTGCGTTACGGTGTTATCAACAAATGAAGTAATGCGTTTACCTTGTGTATCTAGTACAAATACATATTGATTCATCTTTAGCCCTCCTTATGCTTTACCGATACAAACCCATGTGAAGTTGCCAGCATTACCACGATTAGTTAAGAAGCGAATAGAAGTTCTATTGTTAGCAGAATACCCACTATTCCAAGCTATAAAGAATTCATCACCACGAGTAGTAACGTCAGACAAATCATCTGTAGCTATTGCGATTAGTACGTTGCAATTAATAGGCAATACGACGTCCTTATAAGTATTTTGATTTTCAAACCAAGTTAAACCCCATTGGACAATAAAGCCGTTGGCAAATTTCACATATCCATTATTACGATCAAGCTTAGATGCTACGATAGCGCCTTGTCCTAATAAGTTTTTAATTGTAACAAGCGTACTTGCCGGTGAGTCTTTCCAGTTAGCACTACCAAGGATTGCTTTAATTTGGTCTGTGATAGGAGTGTGTGCGCTCGTGTCACGGTTATGAGCATCTAGCGCGCCTCTTGTAAGATATGCCGCGTCAATCTTCTTAACAGTTACATTTGTAGAATTGCCAATTACAACATCTAAGGAGAATGCTTTAGAATTGATTGGTGTCTCCTTGGACGGAATATAGGATGCGTAGTTGCCGCCGTTACTATATGCAATTAATTTAGCAGCGGAATCAGATTCTCCTTCTAAATTAGCATATACGCCTAATTCTCTAGCAAAGAATCCATTAGTTACCGTGCTATTGCCTACCGCAAATTCAATTCTAAATTGACCATCTCCTACGAATTCACCGTTAGAGGTAAACGGGCACTCCAATTTTGGAGCTATTACAGATGTCATAGTATCGATATTCTGATTATTAAGCTGACCGTCGCCCGTAACCAGTTTAATGTATTGCAACTTCTTGCCTGTTGCTTGTGATCGTGCAATTAACTCACGTCCGTAATTGGTTAATCGTGTATTTGGATAAATTGAAGCCATATAATCTCCTTATACTTTAATTGTTTCGAATACATCGAAACTCATACCTATATTAATTTCTGAGTTTGCCTTGAAATCAAATTCATCTAATGCTGCCCCGACATGAAATGACTCATATATATCGGAGGTAACACCGATATATATTTCGCCATTAAATTGAGTAGTGCTTTTAGTTTTGATGATTAAGTTCTTAGGAATTAAAGGCTCGACATAATCAATAATATTGTTTAATTGTGTCTCAAAGCCATCTACTACGTCTAGCCAGTACTCATACCTATCAGGTACAACAGAGTGCTCTACTACGTGATTACCGAATTTAAAATTGAGCATTTCTTGCACTTTAGGCATAGTAAAAGGGCGCTGACCTATTAATACCGATAGTATTTCGCTTCTGCGCCCTTCTGTATCTGTCAAATCAGGAGGATTAATACCTAATATTTGCTCCCAAGCAGCGAGACCGTAATCTGCAGCGGTATATATGTATTCCTCCTTAAAGATATCTAACATAATATCCCATAGTAGTTGTAGTTCAGCCGATTCTACTCGATACACTTCTTGGATATCCCGTGAATCTCGAGTTAACGGAACGGCGAATTGCGAGATATCAATATCTCGCTTAAAAATGCCGAAATCTGTAATCATACTGCCACCAAAGTAATCGTCCCTAATACTGGGATTTGATTATCCTTTAATTCTAATTTTGATATAGAGGCACCGTTTACGGTAATTCTACCCACATCAAGAACGTTTGGAAGTTCAACCATCAAAGCTGTTACCAGGCTAGACCGAAGAATAACATGATCCTTCTCGTCTTGATTACACCATTCTTTAGCGCGAATAAGTAATCGTTGCTTGATAGCGTTTTCTGCAAGTGTTTGAATTTTGTTAATTGTGTGCCCGCTCATCATAGTTACTTCAATTCGGTAGTTGACAGTTACAGGCTCAGCCTTTTCGATTGTTACAGTATGACCGATAGGAGCGAGCCCATAGCCTTTGCCTTTTGGTGCAGGGTCTATAACGTTCTCTACTTCCTTAATCAGTTCATCTGATGCAGGCTTGTAGTCACTATTTAAAACGACTAACTTAACTGTACCGCCACCATTCCAGCAGCGGTATACTTTAACACCGCCAACGCCAGGGATAGCTAATACCTTCTCTTTGTAATCAGCACCATTGCCGCCATATGCTTTTGATTTTAAAGCATCAAAGTATCGTTTTCTAAATACTTCTGTGTCTTCTTCATCTTCACCCGGCGTGATATTCTTCAATATCTTAGCGGAGGTAAGGCCATTAATGCCTTGGATTGGCGTAATATCCCCTGTGGTCGAATTAGGAGTGCGTCCGTACTGTTCACATTTGAGCTTGTACTTATGTTCCGTGTCGTCGATTAACTCTGTTACAACAAAGTTGTATTCGTTGTAATTAAACCTGGAGCCAATCGGTACTTCCATATTGAACTGAGCTTCAAATTCACCTTGCGTAGCTGGTTCCGGGTAAATATTAAACTCTGCTGCCCGAAGTATTAAGAAGTCTCGGTCTGCCGTAGTTGCAAACGCTTGTTTCAAAATAACATCTGCTAGGATGTAAAGTTCTGCAAACTCTATACTTGCTGGAGCTGTAGCATCGTATATAACACTACCTTCGCGCCGATCGAATTCATCTTTAACTCTATCAAGCATTCGTTTTTCAATTCGATTGGCCGTCATATGCTCATACAATACCTTTCACCCCTTTCTTGATTTTTTGTAGCGTACCGTAGATGGTATCTACATCAAATTCAACCATGACGTCACCACCTTCGTGGCTAAAATCAAAGTTATATACTTTAGTTATTCTATCGTCATTCAGTAAAGCCTCTTCTATGCGTCGCTGTAACTCAGCGTACACATACGGAATTGGCTGGCCGAATAAGTCTTGTAGTTCGATGCCGTAATTCCAACTGTAAATAATATATTGGTATCGCTCCGTATTGATGATTTTATAAATTGCTTGCTCCATAGCTCGCAACTTATCTGCATAGCCCCTAATTTGGCTATCCGTTCTAAAATCAACATCATACGTATGCGACGGCTCAATATAATTCACTGTGTCAGGAATAAGAGCATCGTTATTTTGTTTTGGTAATAGTAAATTATCTGCCATTACTTAGTCGTGCACCCCCTGTTCGGGTTATACCAACGGTCTAACGCTATGTAACGCTGCCCGCCTGTTTCCTTCAGCATAATGACTTTGTCGCCCATTACTAATTGGTTATGAACGAGATACTTCTTACGCCCTACGTAATCGTGGTTATGGCTAGCAAATTCAGCCATGCCTCCGCCACCTTCGCGGTTTTCTGTAACATGATCAACGCTCATCTCCATAGTCCATTCACAGGTGTTTTTGGTAAGAATAATATTCTCTTCAGGTACGGTTAGTTTAGGGTCAATCTTAATAGCGAGCGGTGATACACTGACAACTTCGCCGACGATTACTTCCATAGGTTCGCCATTCGATATAACGGTGCTCGCTATTTCTTTAATCGTGTTAACGATTTTCATGTACTCGCTATCCATTATTTAGCCCCCATTCGAATAATCTTAGTTGGCGCCTCGTCATTATGCCATGCATAATTTGCGTTGCCATATTTCATAGCATAGCCACGCTTAGATGAGTTACCAAAGCACCCGCCTGCGCCATCGGCAATAACAACGTGTTCATCATTACCATAAATCAACAAATCGCCTTTATTAGCGTACCCGTTGAATTGTTCCGTTGTATAGCCTTTAGCCTCGAGATTTTGACGAAGTGTATCCACCCTTGCCGTGCCTTTGTTGTACTCATCTTTCAAATCCGAATTGTACCAGGACCCGGTAGCGCATACCGTATCAGCGCAACCTTGGCTACCATACTGAGATACTCGGCCGTCATTGGCGCTGAATGCGGTATCGACTTGTCCCGCTGTACCTCCTGCCCCAGTAGTGACTGCAGTACCTTTGGCTTTCTTGGCGGCTTCAATCTTCTTAACCGCTTCGGCATCTTCGTCTTTCGCAACTTCATAAGCTGCGTCATTATCAACGTATCGTAAATCTAAATCCATTCCGTGAAATCCTGTTTTAAACGTATGAGTAACAGATGTTACCATCATGTAATTATTAACAATCATATCGCCAAAGTTTCGATTGATGTACACCAAGGATCCACCGCGCACACGCACATCACCAATGACATTTTTCAACTTAATCTCACGGCTTTTCTTGTTTTTATGAGCCATGATTGCCTTGGCTTGCGCTACTGCATTGACGTCCTTCTCTTTAGGAATGAGCAGATACTGTAATCTGCCCCATTTCTCGATATTCTTATCGTCCTTAGCTATGAATGTGTTCTCCAATTTACTTGATGCACCATTTGGGACTGTACGGACGATTTTTACATAGTTGTATGTTTCCTTGTCTATGGAGGTCGTATACTGCACATCTTCCATACACTCATCATCGATGTAAATATCGGTTTTCATAGTTTCAAACGACGCTAGCCGTAACTCGCCCGCATCATCGTACAAATGGTAGAACGCATGATTAGGCGTGAATATGGCCGTTTTATCGAGTAATTGGCATATCATTTCTTGCAATGACTTATCTTTGAATATGGTTTGCGGTTTCTCAGGAGTTTTCCATACGGTGTCGTCCATATAACCACATTTCAAACCAAAGTCATCTGCCACCATTTTGATAAACTCAGTCGCAGTCATAGCTCCGATAACATAACAGTCTTTGTTCTTAAGATAACGTATCTGATCATAGCAAGTAACCGAAATAGAATTCTTGCCGTCTCGTTGTTTCTCAAATACGTACCCAAAGAATACCGCCCCTCCGTTTAAAGTGAATTTGACGGTATCGCCTTCTTCAAAATTGAGGTTAGGGTCTTTAGGTACTTTGAACGTCATCTTACTTGGAACACAGTCAACTGCTCTCGTAATTTGTACGCCGTCCTCCGATTCTACAAGCCATAAATCACCAGTACTTTTATTTCTGATGGTTAGCTCATAATAAAGTTGAGTTGGCATTGGTAACGGAACGATAGTGCCATTGATTTGAGATTTTTCGACTGTTTTCTTATCATCTATAGCCATTCGTTATTACCCTCTCGTTTAAGTTGGATAACTTGGCCAACTCCCAAGATAGCCGGTACAGCGATTTTGTTAAGTGCTGCAATTTGGAATAGGTTATCCGTATTGCCTAATTGCTTCTTAACAATTTGTTGTAAAGTCTGCCCTTTGGATACCTTAGCAGTAGATGCAGCCACCTTGCCGTCCGTTGGTCTGTCCGACTTAACGCTACCTTTTGCAGTACCGTCCTTATCGGTTTTTACTTCAATCCGTTTAGCGCCCCAATCTTTCCATTGTTTCAACGCTACGTTAGCATAAGAATCAAAGCCGTTATCCGCATCTTCTTCTATGACGTAGTTTTCGAGCGTACACTTCATGTTAGTCATGGCTAGCATCTGTCCGCCTGGTTTCATTCGAACTACGATAAATTGGAAGATCGTCTTTGTGGTCTTGAGCTTTTCGAGTTCATCGATGTAATATTTAGCCTTTTTAGATTTAAACAACAAAGACTCATTAAATGGATAATCGGAGTTAGGCAATAAGAATTTAAAAGCAATATCAGTAAGCCCTGCAGGCTTAATAACATTAACTTCACCCTTTCCTAATAACTCCATTGTTTCGTTCTTACCATTGATCGTAGTGGTTAATTCTTTAGGGGGAATCGGTATCTGCATCGTCCCCATATAGAAGTAATACATTTAGATTCCCTCCCTTTGAATTGCGAATGCATCTTTCAATCCCTTCGAGATTTGACTTGTAAAGCCGTCAAGGTCAGTACCGTTGTTAATTTCCACATCGTTATTCATTTGAATATGAATGATATTAGCATCTTGCCACTTCTTCAATGACTTATCGATAGCACTTTCACGAAGTGCTTTGATTTCATCGTTAGTCATGTCGATAGACTTGGCAATCTTGCCTGTGTTTTTGGCGGTCTTGCCTGTATTTTTCTTAGTCTTATCGGCCGCATCATGATCTGCGCCCGGAGTAACTTTGCTAGCGTCAAACTCTTGAGGAGTTTTTATATTCGGCATGTTAGGCATTAAATCACCTAGGCTAAGGTTAGCCCCAATGTTATAGCCTTCTCCAAAAGCCCCTGTAACACTGGAATAATCCATCTTGCCCATGACGGTAGTTTCACCGCCGGCAATCTCGAACCGTTCTAATACACCAGTAGACCCGCCTACTTTATCGATGTTTACACCAGGGATTTTATTAATCGCATCGATAATATCGTTAATTCTAGCTTTCACGAATTGCCAAATGCCATTCCATATATCGATAAACAAGTTAGCGACTGCATGTAATGGGTCTTTGAATACGTTGGCCAAGAAATTAACAAATGCTGCGATGATGTTCCAGCCCAATGCAAATACATTATAAATAACAGATCCGAACGCATAAAATGCACCGACTACGATGCCTAATACACTAATATTCGCTTCACAGAAATAGTTAATAGCTTCTACCGCTAAGTAGATTATGACTATAACTGCAACAATTAATCCGATTATCCATGTTAAAGGGCACGCATATAAAGCGGCGTTTAATCCTTCTTGAGCTACAATCATTGCTAGAAGGGCCGCAGTTTCCGCCCAATCTGCTACAGCCTTAATCGCCATAGCACCTGCAGCGAGAATCGTTCTTCCGGCTGCTATACCGGCCCGGATTGCATAAAATGCCATAACGCCACCCAATACCATCATTGCTACATACATGATAGATGAGTGTTGTCTAACAAAGTTAGATAACGTGTTAAATGCCCATACGGCAGTGTTGATTGTTTCACCTATGACGCCTACGAGCCAATAGAATACCGGTGCTACTGTTTGAATAGCTCCAGTTACGTTATCCACTAACTCACGGATACCCTCACTATTAGCAAGGTCGGATATTCGCTGGAACACAGGCTCGAACGCCCGAATAGCTTTATTCTTAATTGACTGCATATGATCACCCCAAGTTTTAGGAAGTGACTCAAACTGCTTTTCAATCTCGGGCATATTAGTCATGATAGCGTTCTTGATTACATCAGCGGTAATCTTGCCCTCCGATGCTAACTTTTTAAGTTCGCCACGAGATACGCCCATAGTTTTAGCAATTATGTTTTCAATCATAGGCGCATTTTCAGCAATAGACCTAAATTCGTCACCTTGTAATTGTCCACTGGCTAGACCTTGCGTTAACTGAAGCATGGCGTTCTTTTGTGCTTCTTTCGATGCACCGCCGATAGCGAATACCTTTTGAATGCCTTCCATGAATTCTACGGCTTTTCTCGGGTCCGGGAACGCATCATGCGCGGATTGAGATACCTGGATTACAGCGTCCGCCATTTCCAAATACCCACCTCTTGCCCGCTGTGCGGATTCAAATATCTGCTTATTTAGGTAAATAGCGTTTTCCTGGCTACCGGCGACCAATTTAAGGCGAGCTTGCACCTGTGCCCATTCTGTAGCAGTATCTTGAATCGATTCGATAGCGCCTTTTATAGCGCCAATACCGTTCATTACCGTACTAGCCAACAGGTTGCCAGCAAAGCTGTTCATGATTCCACCCATGCTAGCTTTCAGCGTTTCACTAGCACTCGATACGCCGTTCATCTTATTATGTAGCGTATTCATGGATTGATAGGCCTTAGTTGTTGCGTTTGCGGCTGCGTTCATAGCATTAGGAATATTAGTAGAGAGGCTTATATAGTTAGAAAGTGTAGCCATTCATTACCCCCTTTTTGCCTTATTCATTTCTTCTTGCTCATCTTTAGCATGTTGCTGAATAAAGGCAATTACTACAGCCTTTTCATTCATGTCCATATCCGCAAAAACAGAAGGTCGCATATGGTATTTAACAAATGCCAGATATGCGAACATCGTTTCTGTTTCATTGGATTCTAGGAGTTTTTTACTTCTTTTACCTTGTCTTCCATGCCGACATCATAGCCTTGGGCTTCTGTTACTGCTGCCAAAAGGTCAGCATATTCACCTGGTGTGAGTATTGCTTTTACTAGCTCAACCGGTTCGGTAACGCCCCAGCTATCTTGAAGTTCCGCATCATAAAGATTAGGATACGTGATTGCCTTAGATAGCACATCTTCGTTGTATGCAGTTGCGTCAAAACGTTCTTCAGATTGACGAGTGATGCGGTCAGTAATACGCTTAGTGTATTTTTTACGCATTCTTTCTGTTTCTTCAGTAGCTAGTGTTTTAATTTTCCATGCTACTGGCTCACCATTCACTTTGATACGCTTAGATGCTACGTATTCAGTCTCATTGACTACATCAACGTTTTGTTTAAGAAATGCGCTTAAATTTTCAGCCATTGTAAAAACCTCCTATAAAAAAGGGAGCAAGCACTAGGCTTGCATCCCATCTAATTCATTAAAGTGTTGAACATATTTAACACCTTCATAAGTGAAATTATGTTCTTGCTCAATATATTTACCATCAGCATCGAATTCTGCTGCCGTTAATTCATCAAGGTTTACGCCTTTTAAAATAACGGAACGTCGACCAGCTTTAGAAGTTGGATCATGGTTAACTACTTGCATGTCAAAGTAAGTATCAACACCAGTCTTTAAGTATTTTTCAACCATTTTGTCGAACAATGCTGTGTTGTGGTAAATCGTTAAGCTACCACTATATTCAACAGAAGTGGACTTATTCCCGGCACCAATGCGGCCCAAAATAGCCACTTTTTCTTTGTTCTTTTTGATTTTTGCACTGAGTTTCTTAGCTTGGAACAGTAAGTATCTGTTACCGTTCTCCACCATATAGCAAGATGCTAATTTAGAGGAAACAACGTCAGCTGCATCCATCGTTTTCAATGCATCTAAAATTTCATTTTCCATACGTTATCCTCCTAGGCTACTACAACAGTCATGTACAATTTTTCCATAGCCACAGTTGGCTGTAGTTGTACGTTAACCAATACATCTTCCTTGTTATCACCTTGCGTAGGTACTGGGATGTCTTTATCATCGAAGTTTTGGATAGCTCGTACTTTTTGGTACTGTTCAGCAAGGTATACAAGGTCACCCCATAAGGACTCACGACCGGCTTGGTCATTAGGGGATTTATCAAGATGTGTTTTATTAAACAATCTAGCGCCGTCAACTGCCCAGTTATCCAATACACGAATGACTTGGTTAAGGGAGAAATCACGGCTTTTTGCTTTACTGAATTCAGTAAATGTATTAATGTCTTTCAATACACGAACGTCGCCTTGAATATTACCGCCAACAGAGTCAGTAACATTGTGGAACATAAACATGCCGTCTTTAATAGCTTGTTCAAGTTCGAACTGTTTGTATTTAACGTTTACTGTGTATTCACCATCATAGATCATGTTGCCCACTGTCGCGTTGATATTACAAGATGCTTCTTGACCTAATGTCCAATATACCAAGGATCCTTTTTCGGCGCCTTCATCGGTTACGTCATTAAGGATAGAAATAACACCTTCATAGTTGACTTTAGTTTTGCCATGAATAACTAATTGGAATTTAGCGCCGCTTTGTTCACGACAACGCTTAGTAAACGCAATAAACAAGTTTTTAATTGTGTCATCCGCGCCAGCGTAGCCCAATGTGTTGAAGTAGTAAGGTTCCAGCATATCGATACCGTCTTGGTAGTTCTTAACGGTAATTGCGGATCCGTTTGTACCACCGGATAATGCCGTATAAGCTGTAGCAGTTAATGCGCCAGTTTTAGTGAACACGATGTAATCGTTATCTTGTAATTCTGTTGCATCTTTCAAGTTCTTTTGAGTATCTACTACTTTACGAACATCGCCTGTAGTGAGGTAAGTAGTTACTATAAATTTACCTGTGTTATCTGGATCAGCTTGAACAGATACACCCAAATCGTTACCACGAATACCCTTGTATTTAGCTTTGCCGATTGTACTTGTAGCTTGCGCACCATCAGAATTTAAGCGGTAGAAGTAACCTGTTTTCAAGCCACGGAACAAATCACGTAAACCCTTCATTTTGTCATGGCCGTAGTCATAACCAAAGTATTTTTGGCAATCCTTTTGGAATGTGTCGTTATCCACACGGAATACTTCACCACTTGGGCCCCAATCAAAGGAGAGCATCATCGCACCATATCCACGGTCAGATACTTCTGCATATGCTCGGTCTTTAGATACAAAGTTAATATAAGTACCTGGCAATACTTTATTGTGGAATAAGAATGTGCCACCACCTAATGCCATATTTCACTAACCTTTCACAGGCGTTGTTAATGCCTGATTTAAAATTTTATCAATATCGCTTTCCGTATACATTTCATCCTCATTAAGAAGGCAAGTGAGTAAATCACGATACCGTCTGTATTTGTCAGATGCAATGATAGCGTAAGCATCAAATTGTTGTTCAGTCGTTACCTCGACTGTTTCTTTTTCATCTGCCATCTTTTACCCTTTCTGTTAGTTCCATGTGCTTCATACGTTCGATAGGTTTGGCCACTTTCCGTAGTATGTTCTCATACGTTACGAAGAAGTGCAGCACGCCATCTGAAATCTTATATTTCATTCCGGCCCCCATAATCGTACGTTCCCCAACTTGTACAAATTCAAGCATTTGGTACAGTACACTAGGAATATCAATGAGTTTTCGCGTATCAGTAACCACATCAAGATTATTGGCGTAATACATGATGTCTAAATCCAAAGAAGTATTGTAAAGATCACCGACATGTCTGCCCATGCTAGGCTCAATCACCTTGATATATGCACACGGGAATGTCATATTGCTTTCTTTGAATTCTAGGTATATCGGCACGTTGAGTGCCGTATGTACGGCTTTAGATACAGCTGTTAATACATCAGAATCCACCATGCTTTTCAATCCATTTCTTTAATGTAATTTCCATAATACGTTTAGCATTTTTACTGAGCGCCTTTTCAGCTTTCTCGTGCATGTACGCACCGTCTACCCAAGGCTTTTTCAGTCTACCACCTTGCATAACTCCGCCTTTAGACTGGCCTATCCACGGAAGAAATCTCCCAACTTCTTGCCGATGACCATCATTAAGGAACGAGGCGTAAGAGGACGTGTTAAACACCCTAACTCGTCCGGTTTTTTCGTTCAGTTGATATCTACCAACACTCCACGATTGGCGGGTATGCTCACTATCAAAATACTTTGTTTGTACTTTGCCGTTTTGCATGAATTTAACCGATCGTTTGCCGACTGGTGTATTCAATTTAGCTTCACGCACATACACGCTGGCCATTTCCTTCACAACTTGTTTGTTGAAATTCTGAAGACTGCCAGACTGACTCAGTTTAACTAAGCTACGATTAAATTCAGCAAATTTGTCCATATCAAATTCAACGCCCATGTCAATGCACCTCTAAATTTTCGAGCTGCACCTCTTGATGGGTATCATATCGAGCAGAAATCGAAGCACTGCGAAAAAGCTGCTTTGTATTTCGGCCTACAAGCTCGACTCTAGCTCCTCTCGGTATAATTGCCTCTGGTGCGACGAAAAGTACTGTAACGGTGCTAAATTTTGCAACTTCTGTGGGCTGTCCTGGGGAAAGCGTTTTATAACTGATTCTACAAGGGAATGGACCCTCACGACTGGATGTTTTATTCATAATACCAGTGCCAGGATCCATCGCATCCACTTCAGAGATAACATAACAAGTGCAATCATACAAACTTTCTAATTGACGTCTAGCAACATTTACCATCTTAGCCGTCGGAAGCATGCTAAATCACCCCTTCCGTAACTACTCAAAGCGGTCGCTAGTTCTTGGAGCCTGGAAGCTTTATCCGACCCTTTGAATTGGACTTCAGTATCACCCATTTTAATTGAACTTGCCATTTCCCCATCAACTTCAATTAATTTATTTTTGTTCGTGGTGATATAACTACCAATTACACGATATGCAAGCACGTGTTGTAATTCGCTAGGTAGTTCAACCTGATTAATATCATTGAGGATATGTTGCGTTTCCGCATTAATCACATACTCAATGATATTTATATCAGAAATTGCATCATACCCAAGCCACGATTCAAGGAGCTGTAAAACCATCTCTTTCGTGGTCATTGTAATCACCTACTATTTTTTAAACGTAGCTTTTACAACTTTAGATTGATTAGTCAATGCAGCCACATAGTGTTCATTGGCCACAATTTTATCTAAGCCTTTTTCAGGAACACGATCTGTTTCAATCATAACGTCACGTTTAATGTAAATTGTTACAGCAGGTAATACAGGGGTACCATCTTCCACTTCTGCAGTTACGCCAACAATGAAGTTATCAATATTAGCTTTAGAATCATCAATGCGACGAGATGTTACAACACGACAACCAGCAATCATGCCGATTTCACCAGTCATCATCACGTCATTGCCGTATTTTGTTTTGTCGATAAAATCAGGATCTTTACGAAGCGCAGTGATTTGAGAAGGTGCAACGAATAAATATTTTTCAACGTAGTCTTCTTCGTTTAATTTGTCTACTGCGTTAACTACACCTGCATAGGAAATAGCTTTTGTGTCAGTTACTGTAAGAGTCGCACCACCGAGAACTGCTACTACATCTTGGTCAATTTTAGACGCCAAGGATAACCGCAGTTGATGAGTAGCTTCGCCTACTGGGTCGCCGTAACCAGACAATTTAGCTTCGTCTGTAATGTCAACACGCTTCATTGCTTTTTTGATTGTTGCTTTGATAGTGGATGCAGACATTTGAGTTGCGGTAACTTCTACGCCTTCTGCGATGTCTTCCGCATCGCCAATGTAACCCCATGCAGGAATAGTGATTTCGTTACCTGGCGCGCCAGCTAAAGTATCGTCAATTTTAGCAATTGGTGTAAATTTAATTGCTTTTGGCAACCCAGCAGACACCATATCGGCCATTACTTGCGGATTAATTACATTAGCCGTTTTAGTTGTCCCGTCTGCGAATGTTTGCAAATCAAAAGAGAATTGTTTATTCATTAGTGTTTCCTCCTGTTAATGAATTATAAAGTTCGATATCTTTGGAATATAACTCCGCGCGTTGAGAATATGTCATTTTTGCGAAGTCTTCTTTGGTTACTGTACCGCCTGCAGACTTTCCACCAGGATTGCCTGGCGCTACACCTTTAGGCGCAGATGCTTCACCAAATAAATAAGGATTAGCTTTCGCAACTTCAGCAAGTTGTTCATCTAATCCTTTGATTTTGCCGTCCTTTACTTTTGCATCTTTTAAATCCAATAGGGCCCGGACTGCAACGTTATTTTTAGCTTTTGCGTTCGATAATGCTACGTTCACAAGATTATCAATTTCTAACTGGGCGATTTTACCCTCGTATTCAGCTTTGCGGGTTTCTGCATCAGCTTTCATTGATTCAATTTGTTTCGCAAGCTCCGCATTATCTGCATTAGATTTTTTGAGGTTATCAATTTCTCCATTAAGAGTCGTTAGCTCACCTTTAACGGATTTAAGTTCCTCATTCTTAGAATTAAATTGATCCTTAGAAACATAGTTTTTGCCATAGTCCTCAACGACTTTAGCTGCCTGCTCCTCAGTTAATCCTAATGCTAATAATTCTTCCTTAGTCATAGTGACCTCCTTAAATAAAATACCCATTTCGCTTTATTTTCGTGAGCTACACCTCACGTCTACGGTCTTGTTAGTTATCGCCCAACAATACTAAAATGGCAATAAAAAAGCAGCTGTTATGCTGCTAATTAGTTTATATATTGTTTTTCCCACTCATCATAAGTAATAGTGCCATCATAATCGATGCTTTTTTCTGCTTGGTTTCGACCTGTGCGCGTTTCACCTTCTAGCTCAGGAATATAAGGAATGGTTGTTGACCTACAATAACAATGAAACGGAGGAACAGTAATACCTGGTTTAGCGTCAACCAATCTCACTCGTTTTCTATCCATTCGTCTGCAGATTGGTGATGTGCGACTATCTAAGGTAGCTAATATTTCTAACTCCTCAATTTCAAGTTCTTTCATGCTGTCAAGGAAACCTTGCTCATGTACCCTTGCTGTCTCAGTTTCAACTAAGCGCTTAGCGTTACTGTACGATGTTTTCATTCGCTTATGCAGATTATCTGCCATCGTATCCGCCCCTTGTCCAATAATAAGGGCTTGAGTAAAGTCGTTCTGTAAATTTGCAACTAGCTTTGATGTATCGATCCATATTCTACTACTAAAATCTTGTCCATCACTAGCCCATTGGCTATGAACAACGCTATCGATACGCTTACTATCAATCGTGTTAACTGTAGAGTATTCTCCGCGTTGTGTCTGCACTGTGTATGCGGACTTATACGCGGAGGATTGATAGACATCTTTCAATAAGTCATTAATAGAAATGCTCTGCTTTTGAGCCAGTATTTCAAGCTCATGAATCACATTGATATATAGCATTTGCTCACGGCTTAATCGTTCACGAATGGATGCATTTGATAGCATTTGTTGGTGTTCTTCAGATACTCCTAGTTTCTTTGCCTCAGCCTTGAATTCAGCTAAGTCCATTTTAAATGCTTTCATTTCATAAGCGTTTAATAACTTTCTGGCTTCGGCTAGTTGAAGTCCGTTTTCTGTGGCGAACCGTCGATACCAATCGTTGATAGCCGTTTCTATCCTGCGTAACGCCCTGGCGTAGTTAGCTTTGATTTCATCATCAGTGAGATTCGCTTTTTGAAACGATTCATCTAGTAATCGCTCATACCGTTTCTCCCAGTAATCATTCGCCATTTGCCTCACCGCCGTTCGGTACAACAAAATCTGCTGTTACTTCGGACTGCTCCTTTTTTACTTTCGCAAGCTCTTCCGCAGCATCTGTCGTCCACGGATGATTTGCGATGATGGTTTCATTGGATATGATACCAACGGAATTTTTACAATTATTAATGGTGTCGCCCTCGTTAATAGGTAAGTCACGATTGAAGATGAAGTCCACTTCTTCAACTGCATTTTGATTAGTTAAACCGCGATACGTGTTAACGAACCACATTAAATCATGCAAGCTAGATTTAAACTCCAATTCCATTTCATTGGCATCTAAATCAATATCGGAATACATGGACATAATATTCATTTGGTTAGGATTGTTTGACATGCGATCATCTTTAGCATCAAATCCTCGTCCATTTTCAATAATAGCCTTACGCAAAAGATTTATCAGTAGCTGATAGTTATCACTATCCACTTCGATTTTAAGTGCTTTTACATCACCATTGACACCATCAACCGTGCGCACTTTAATAGCTCCATATGTGGCTAGATTTTGTCGAAATTCGGCAAGATTCTGCCCGTCATAGTTCTGCAAAATCAAGATTGTGCTGCGGATATCCTCTTCCATGTTATCTTGGAAGTTAGATAGTAATCGGTTAAGTGCATCTTGTAAGGATTTGACCTTAGCGATAAGCGGTTGTTCGAATTCATTCGCACGGAACATAATGAGAGGAATACGTTCCCAGTTATATGGCTTATCAGCGATAGCAAAATTAGCAGTATTTTCTTTATCCAGATCAGGAAGTAAACGTTCCATATCCCATATGTAATACTGAATACCATCCGGTGTGTAGTATTCGACTTTGTGAATAGTCTTAGTTTCTAGACCTGTGTAATACTCAATGTCGTACAAGTATAAGAACGCATCTAGTTGCGTGTGTTCTTCATCAGCCCAAAATGGTAACACCTGATGCGGTTTCATCATTTTGAATTTAAGGGAGCCGTCAACACCAATATAGGGGTGAATATATGCCTTGCCAGCCATAGTAGCGAATTTCCCAACAGACTTTAATAGTCGTTGGAATTGAATGCCAAACAACTTATCTAATTCGTCATCATCTACATTAATATCTAACGGCTTAGACAATAAGTAATTAACCTTTTGGTCAACTAGGTCATCGAATCGATTATCTACAATCTGATTATTAGGAACGCCTTGTAATACAAGTTGCTTACCACCCTCACCAACAACATATCGTTGCTTAGTCAGAATATCATGCTTTCCATTGTAATAATCAATAGCAGTAACCATTGTTTTGCGTTGTTCGCTAGCTAAGAAATTACGAAGTTGCACTCGCAAAAATTCTCGCTCTGACATCGTAGCTGAACCTTTTATAATACGGTCCCATAGCTGAGATAGTATCAATCAAACGACCACCTTTCTACATTAATATCTTCCAAACCATACCGCATAGCATCCATAGCATGGTTATTTTCATCTTCAGGTTTCCCTGTGTATTTATCAAATCGATCTTTTTCCCATTGGTACGTGGATAACTCACGCAGCACGTTAACGCATCTTGGGTGAACAATTAATTCGTAGTCTTGTATTCTCTGAATACCGTTTAATATGCTGTCCTTGCCCTTGCGTGCCCTTGTTATCCCTTTGAGTCCTGCCTGGTAAAGTTCCTCAATAGATTTAGGCTCGGCACTGTCGGCTCGAATCTTTTCTTTCGCATAGCCCATGTCGATAACACGAGATGCTAATTGTTGATTAGTTAGCCCTGTTTCGTATAGCTCGTCGAATATGTAGATTTTCTTATTCTCTATATCAACTAGCATGCACACTAATGCTGTAGGGTCTACGGTATACCCAAAGTCAAGCCCAAACGCGGACTTTATACCTTCTTGGACTCTAATATCGTTAACATTAAAAGCCAATTCACGCCAATTTTCATATACAAGGCCTTCAACTACACCCCAGTTTCCAAGTCCTGCAACCTGGTAACGTTTGGGGTTCTTTTTCATCTCTTCAAAAAGCGATAAGTCTGACTCACTAAGAAATTCATTACACATGTAATTAGTAGTCAAAGCCAGCACATTTGGACTAGACTCATCAAAGAAACGTTTCTTTAGCCAGTGCCTATCAGACCACGGGTTAAAAGTCAAAACTACTTGATGATACATTCCTTCAGGTAACTGCCCACGAATGGATTCATCCAGTTTGTTGAAAGCATCCTCGCTCATAATCTCGTAGGCTTCTTCTATCCAAAGCCTACACAACGCGCCAACTTCAACCGTGATAGATGTTACTTTCAATGGATCGTCAAGCCCACGGAACAGGATTTTTTGTCCAGTCGGGATATAGGTTATTTCAAGTGGCGACACAGAACATTTAAAGTACTTCTCTACCTTTAATTGCCTCATCGCCCATTTAAGCTGTGCAAAGCAACTATCACGTAGAGTTCGCTCTGTCTTACGCACTACCAACCAATTAATAGCAGGGTTTTCCATTATCTCCACAATCACTTTTAGCGATTGCGTAGACGACTTCTTGCTAGCACGACTACCTTTAACTACTTTATAGCGGCCTTTGAAGCGCCAAAACGCTCCATATCCTTTGCCGATGATATCTGGCAAATAGACCTTTTCACATTTAATCGGCAATATCATCACCGCCTACGATGATTACAGGTTGTACATCGATGGTTGTATCACCAGATAGAATTCGATGTCGTTTAGCCATAAGTTCAAGCGCCTTTAACCTGGACCTTTCATCAGGAGGCTTATCCATGATACGGGCTGTCGACCAGCCATCTCCTTGTCCCTCAATCACAACGGTCTTTTCTGTTGATAGACCAAGCGCAATCCTTGTAAGCTCATATTCGACCTGTTTAGCCGTCATAATATTTTCGTCTAAATAAGCATCCCTAAGCTCGGCAACCCTTAATTTGATGTCATCATTGGTCATCAGACGACTACCTTGCATCTTGGCTGTTTTTTTAGAATAACCAGTGCGAATAGCAGCCTGCGTCGCATTCATATCCTTGATGTACTCATGGCAAAATTTTTCATGCCGTTTATTTTTTAATGCAGCCACTATCTCACCTCCTGGCTACTTCAATACACCTTTATTTTGTTTGTACTTACCACGGTCTTTATGAACCTTCGCCGTTTTAGTTTTGATTAAAGAATGTGAAGGTGCATACGATTTACACATATGATCAATATGAATGCCATTTGCTTTGCACCAACCCTTAACATTATTTAAGCATCTTCGCTTTTCACAATACACATCAGTCAATCGTATTCACCTCGCCTCCTTAAATTTGCATATAAAAAGACCACCTAACCGTATAGATTAAGTGGTCTTTTCGTTTTAGTGTTCTAGGTTTCACTGTGTCGTTGAGAGATAGAGTATTTATTGTCCCATTAACTCACACTATCATTATAAATTGTCAAGAAGGACATGTCTAGGACAGTTTTAGGACAATTTTATTAAGCTATTTTTGTATTTAACCCAATAACACCCCAAAGCAATACGGATAATTCTTCAATTCCTCTAGCGATGTAGCGTTTGATGGTACGCACATCTGGCTTTTCAGGAAAAGATTCAGCAATTTGCTCTAGCGTTTCCCCATTAATATAATACCTGCGCATGCACTCGCAATACTTAAATTGCTTTGCACCACACTTTTCAGCATAGATATCTAACATGTTATTCACGTGTCTCATCATCAATGCTGTTTTTTCTTTACTCTTAACAATGGCATTCACCCTTACTATGCTCTTATCGTCAAACATATCAACTAACAGTTCATTGAGCCATATATCCTCGGCTTGTGTCGAATCCGAGATGGCATTATCCACATACGACTGCAGCTGACTGTAATGTTTTAATAGCTTGATCGTGTTGTGTCGAAGTTTACGACCTAGTTGAGCATTTTCCTGTTTGGCTAATTCATAGTAAGTTTTGGTTGCCACCTCTGTGGCCAACCTTGTGATTTTCTCAATATCATATTCATTCAAATATGTTGCCCCCTTTTACAATTATTTTTTTTGTTTTAGTCCGAATTTGTTTATACCAACTTCATAAGAAATAATTAATATAATTAGTATTTACACTACAATAAGTTTGCCTTTGCTATTAACAGGGTACGATTTTGTTTCTAAAACTACATACCCTGTGTTTTCGTAACCATGTTTCTTTTCCCATTTGCGAAAGACCGTTGTTAGTTCCTTGCTTAATTCATCGATATGTTCTTTCTTAACATCTGTCAAATAATCTTCGGACCACTCAGCAATCTCATCGTCAATTTGATGATTAATTATATCTTCGATTACATATTTGGCATCAACCTCCGGGATACAATAATTAGGATGTCCTATTTTTACAATGGTCGCTCCTTTTCTGTCCGGCTCATCTAAAAAATAATTATCGATTGCACCTTGTATTGTATTGCATGGTATTCCTGCGTTACCATGAACCACATCTACCCAACACCATTTATCCTTATCTTCGACTAGCATTTTATCACTCCTCATAAGCGTCTATTACATAATAATTCGTATTAGCAACACCATAAACATCATCGATTTCGAAAAAATTGTCATTAATTCTAACATAACACTGCTCATCAGGATCACACATCTGTAACGCCTTTATTAATTCTTTAACAGTCATTTTATACCTCCACTAATTTTATAATCACAAGAATATTCCCATATTCTCTGTGATGTGTAAAATTACATAGTCTTCATCATCCTGAATAATCTCATCAGCCATAGTTCCGATGAATTTCCTATTATCGTTTTCTATCACACCAGCAGATTGTAACCCATCAAGAATGAACTTCTTAGCAAACGCTACATTGTCAGGATCATGCCTGGTTGAAGAATGCCATTCAAATAGTAGGTCTACTTTCCCATTAACCGGTTGTATCTGCTGAGACAAGCATTGTTCCTTAACCTGCTCGGTACATTTTTTCTTCATCGCTGCAGCTGCTATAGTTGAGCCACGTTCACAGTCGATATACTCATTTAACGTTGGGAACCGGTCATGAGTTTTCTTCCTAAATCTAAACTGACATCGCAATAGAATTTTCATCGGTGCGACGCTCCATTGAATATAGCCACCGCATATTCACCACGTAGGCGGTCATATATTCTTTGGCTATAATTCTCTTCAGTCCAGGTATCACTATAATTTGTTGTAAGAATTATAGGCTTCATCCTGTTGTATCGATCAATAATGATACTTTCAACCTTAGATGATACCCAATCAGATTTTGAGTACTCCGCCCCAAAGTCATCGAGCAATAGCAATGGGATATTCCGCAGCTTTTGCTCAAATCTTAGATAAGCTACATTATCGCCTTTCGACAATGTAAGCATGGTATCTAATAAATTAGGCATAGAAATCATGAGGCACCCTTTGCCTAATGCCATGGCCTGTTTTAAGATACTTACCGCAATCGATGTTTTACCGGTACCAGCTGGGCCCCTTAATATGAGGCCCTTGCCAGAATCAAGATTAGCTTTCAGATTATCAGAATACTTTTTAACCACGTCATAAGCTTCAGCGTTCTCTTTTGGAAAGCTACCGTGTTTGCGTAACCAGTCGAAATCCATATCATAATACCGCTTCGGGATTCCGACTGCGGTATAGGTGGTATTAACGTTTGTTTGAATGACTACCGGCTTATCATAGATCGGATAAAAGAACTCATTTTTTACCGTGGACTCTCTGATATTCTTTTTCCCAGTCGACGTCTTCGTCCTTTCTTGAATTTTTTCGATACACTCCTCTAGCATTGCTGTTACGTTTGCTTGTTCCATTATCCTTTGCTGCCTCCTCCCTAATCTTATTATTTAAAACGGCTGTGATATACGCGATACTAGCTTTACCTACTTCGCTAGACTTGCTTATGGCATTAATGACTTCACTTTCACCAAAGTCATTAACAAGACATTCCAGTTTCTCTTTTGTAACAGAAGAAATTTCGCCGACATCATTCATATAAATTTTGAACACGTTTTTATATGGATCATGTTTTTTTAATTCATCATCAAACATGGATAAGATTTCCTTATTTGATTTTTCATTTTCGTGCGCCTCATTATATGAATATGAATATATACTTTCCTTTCCTTTCCTTTCCTTTTGTTCGTTTTGTTCAACGACCGTTGAAGTTCGTTGAACGGTCGTTCGATTTTGTTCCTTTTTTCTGCGAGCTTCACCACTTTTAATGCCTGCGAGCCTACGTTGTTCCTGCTTTTTCTCAAATTTACTTCTTCGCTCTTCTTGTCTGCGAATTAAACTAGGAGACCAAAAATACTCGTCATCACATTCGAGTAATTCAAAATCATAAATTAACGAGTTTACGAACAAAAATGATTTATTTGAACAAAAGAAAGTGTGTTCATTTTCGTTCAACGGTCGTTCATTTTCGTTCAACGGTCGTTCATTTTCGTTCAAAATTCCTAATTCTTTGTCAAGAGCTATAAATGTGTATTTTTTAAAAGGCAGTCTGTAATCCTCAGATGAAGCTAGTTTTTCAATTAATTTCCACCACCAGGCATATGAAATAACCCCAAACTCTGACTCCATTGCCACGATTTTAGGATCATTGCTCGCATTAACATCGTGGCTGAAGTAATATACATCCTTGGCCATTCATCATTCCTCATCTACGAATAAATTGTCCTGGGCTCTGCGCCCCATAATAAACCTTACGCACTCATCGATTAAGTCTTGAACAGAGATAGCAAATGTAGAGTCTGCATATTCAACATTTAACCAGTCTGTTTTAAATTTAAATTCGTTAGGAGTGTTCATATCAGACACGATACCTTCAACACCAACCTGGTTAATAAGACCTTCAATGTCGCCATACTTAAATTTAAATGTATTTACCAAAAATGGGATTTTAAAGTCTTCCAAGAATTCAAAGTTCTTCTTCACAATAGACTGCAGTTTACTGAATGCTTGCAGAAGTTCAGGACGTGGATCATCTTTAGATTTTAGTGTAAATACATCCGTAAGGCCTGTGGCAGATGGTTTCTGGTAGGCAATACTGATGTCGTTATCTTTAATTTGAATTGATTTGATAATCATAAGGGACTCCTTTCTTGTTCTACGACTACTAATTTGCCAGTAGCAGCTTGAACAGCTCGCTTAAATGTTTCTGCATCTGAGTTGCTATCTGATAAATGTAGTAGTCGTATGTCCTGGCACCTAGTCAGGTCCATAGATTTGAGGAATTTAATAACATTTTCTAGTGAAAAATGAGATTGAATTAATCGTTCCATTCGTTTTTCATCCAGGTAACCGGCTTCTACATGCTGATTTAGGATTTCATAGGAATGGTTGCATTCAACCATGATATGATTCACATCTTTAAATGTGTACCTACAATAATAGGTGTCGGTAATATATAGCAGTTTCTCTTCACCATCAGAAACCAAAAATCCGACATTAGGCACGTCGTGTTCTAATTCAAAAGGTAAAATACTAAAATTACCTATCGTAAATTGAACCTTAGGTGTAATATAGATGGCTTTGTGATGCCCTGCTACATATAATGCATCTGCAGTGTCTTTTAACATGTATACACGATGTCCAAGCTTTAACAGATCATTTACCGCCTTGCTATGGTCTCCATGTTGATGTGTCACTAATGTGCCGCATAGATGTAAGAAATTAAATCGGCAATACCGTTGAATTTCTTTAAAGGGTAATCCTGCATCCAGTAGCAGTTCATCACCATTTGTTGATGTTTTGATTCGGTAGCAGTTCCCTTTCGAGCTACTACCGAATGCTTGAATGCTAATCACAATTAATCACCGAACATATTGACTGCTTCGCCCGTTTCCGGATTAACAAATTCACTGGCAGGCCCAGGTTCTATGTCAATGGCTTCAGAATTTGCATTATTAGCGATTGTTTCTGCCACATCTGATTGAACATCGATAGTTTCGCCTTCAAAATCAGGGGTGAGCTCGCCATTATTATCACGAATGACGGCGCCGTCTACAGAGATTGCATTAGCCATGCTCTGCATTTCGACTGATAGAATGCCATATTTACTTAACAAACGTTTGAGTACTGTTTTGATGGCCATTGCGTCAAAGTCAGTTTTCCAAAGGCCAAAGCCCCTTTTGTATGTTTGGGAATACTTTATAGCGTGTGCTTCAGCATCTTCTTTAGACATATATAAATACTTTTCAAAGCCATTAATGAGTTTGAAATAAGCGATGTAGCCAACTACATTATCACCAGTTCGCTCACCCAATTCGAATTCGCCTGTAAGTTTATTATGGTGTTTAATTTCACCTTCGTAGATTTCACTAGCATTAATAGTCTTATATTGACCTGTGCGCATGGCCAACTGGATATACCCTTTGTACCCCATTTGAAATTGAGCTTCATTGATTTTCTTTTTACTGTTGTAGAAAGGGACAATATAGGCAAACCCCAAGTTTTGATTAATTGGAAGATCCAAAGTGGCTGCCATCACACCTGCAGTAATAACTGTAGTAGGGTCTGCTTTAGATAAAAGTTCATTATTATTAGATACAGAAATCAAGCTAGACACAAAGGCCGCTGATTTTTTACCCAAGATTTCATTAAAGCGTTTCTTTACCGACTCACTAGACACCATAGTTTTAAGCGATGGTGTTTGAGTTTGTGCTTTTGTTACTTCACCCATTATGTACCTCCTATGCCACGTTTTCGCATACAGCGTGGATATCTAAATTGGATAAAATATTGTGAATTTCTAAACGGCACTTTTGAGTCCACTTAGTTGTGATTTTAGAGTCTAAGCGGCCATCACTTCTGCAGAATGTAAAGGTTTCGGATTTAGTGAAGCCTTTTGACATATGCTGCTTGTAGAGAATCCATTGATCACCGACCTTACGTTGTAGACCAGCTTCGTGCAAAATCTTATTTAACTCTTGAGCACTCATGCCGTAGTCAGCGGCAATCTGGGTGATAGTTAAGCAAGATTTACTAGACAATATTTTGTCCACGTAATCCTTAACCGGTTTAAATTCTGCTATCTGCTGCTCTTGCTGAGCGACAATAGCTTTAGTAGCATTGTGCGATTCCACCTCGTTAGCATAAGCTCTAAGGGCTTCAGGTAACGACTTTGGAATGTTTATGCTATAAGCACCAGTCTTACGAATTTGAGGAATTACTTCAGATGTGACCCAGCGTTTAAATTGTTTTGCCGTTGGCAATTTGCTAGACAGTACCAGGGAATATAATCCGCTTTCATTAATCAAAATCGTTTCTTTATTTTGATTGCCATCAAACACCATTGTCTTTGTTCTATCTTCATCATCAGTATGTCGGTTTACATCTCGACTACCGTTTTGGTACCCGAGAGTATCAGCGACATCCTTTGCAACAAACCATAATTCGTTATCTTTTTCTAAAATACGAACTTGGCCAAATGTATCATTTTTAAAAATCTGTAAGTCAGTCATACCTATACCTCCTTAACGACCAGTTGAGGTTCTGATTCATCAACGATCAATTTAATTGTTTGGCTATTAACAGGAATAAAGTCAGTAACAGCTTCGGCATTATCAATAAACACCGGAGCATTAACTTTAAAATAGCTAGTCAATGCATTGATAATATCCAGGCCTACATTAATGCGTGCTGCGTTATTCATGCTGCGGTATGGTACCCCTTTATAGGTAGTTTCGCAACATTCTTCAACATTGCCATTCAGCATGATGTTAAACATGCGGAATCTTGCCAATTTAAATCTTGCATTAATGCTTTCTTCCAACATGTTAACTTTGGCTTTTACGAACTCATCCATAAGATATGATGCCTCATCGAGTTTCATTTTTTCTTCGGATAATTCAGCCTGCTTTGCCTCGAGTTCTGACACACGAAGTTCAATACGCTTAATTTCAGCAAACTTATTGAGCTTTTGTTCTAACTTCATACGTTCGGTTTTGTTGTCTGATATTTTAATCTCGAGTTCAGCAATTTCTTCCGAGTGATCAGAGTTATCATCATCAATCGCCATTTGTAACATGAGCTCCTCTGCTTTTAAATCAGCATATTCAGAGTCATCATTAAGCGCCGGTGTAGTTAACATTCCAATCTCTTCGGTTATAGTTTCCTTTACGAGTTCTTTTGCTTTAATAAGAGCTTCTATTGTTTCCACAGGCTCTAAACTAGAGTTTCGTTTTTTGATACCTTCAATATCCTGTTCCTTCAGGTTGATAGAGTGTTCAATCTCTTCTAATCGCTTAGACTTCTTGAGATTATAATTCGCTTCTGCTTTAGCATAAGCATCTTGAATTTGCTCTGCAGGAAGTTTTTGTCCACATGTTGGGCAATGGTCGTTAACGTCTGCAACAAATGTTTCTGCATTAATCTGACTTCGTTGAATAGTTAATTCTCCAATTAGACCTTGAATAAGATTGATGGTCGCTGCTGAGTCATCTATACGTCGCTTTGTATCCTCGAGTTTAGCTGTCAGGCAATTTATTTCAGATACAACAGCATCATATTCATTAGACTTCAGGGAACATTGTTTTTTATATTCCATCTGCAGTTCTGTTTCACGAGCCATAATCTTACGTTGTACATTTTTTAATTCAGCACGTTTATCAACGAGAGAGTGTCCATTCTGCAATAACGCCTTATCGTTTTCTAACTTTTCGATATCTGCATTTAAGGTATCGATGTTAATCCGTAACACTTCAGGATTATCAGTAACTTCAGGCTTACCTCGTAGGGCCTCATCTATACGAACTGGCAACATATCCAATTCTTTATTAATAGCTGCCTTTTTAGATGCGACCACTTTTCGATGATCGTCAACGCTATGACCAGATAAGATATCTGTTAAAGCTTTTAATTCATCATGGCTGGCGATAACATCTTCGTCTGAGATATTACCACACATTTCCAAAAGTAACTTCCGACGATTTTGCCAGGAGTACGTCTCATTGAAATATAAAGGATTGGTGATTAGTTTGAAGATGCTTTCATCTACAAGAGAACTAACCATTTCTTTGTATTCCTTTTCTTTTTTAGGAACACCATCGACAAAATAATCTGTCGTATGACCTGTGAGGGTAACTTCGCCACCACGAGGGGATGAATACTTTTCACGATATACTCGCTTAAGTTCAACTGTGCCCCCTTCGTCCAAAGTAAAGGTACCTGTTACTTCATGATTAACTTTATGAATTGGCTCACCAGCTTCAAGCGTTTTAATCTCAAAGTCTGCCCTATCTAGGCTATCCTTGCCAAACAGCAACCAACATACTGAATCAAATACGGTTGTTTTACCAGTGGCATTACCACCACGAATCACGACGTCGCCATTTAGATTTAATTCAAATGATTTCAGCCCTTTAAAATTTAGTATTTCCAGTTTAGTTAATTTCATAAGACTCTCCTTTTATATAACAGTGGCATCCACATCGATGGTATGAGGTTCAATTTTTAATTGATTAGCCCATTGCATTACCGTCGAATTAATCTGAGCATTCTTTTTAAGCTTTTCATTAGCAAAGAGCTTCGCCTGCACTAAGTCGAATATTTGACGGCCTTTCTTTTTACCTTTATTGGCCAATTCTAGGCATGCGACCGGTTTCATAGCATCGTCGGTAACTAATACTATTGCGGTAGTCCCTTTCATGACCCTATCTCTGTATGATCCAACACAGTTTTTTAACCGCTTACCAGCGGTCATTAAATCTGCGGCAGTTCTTGGGACCATAAAATGCATTCCGTTTACATCGGCTTGTAGCTGAGGAACCTCTGGAAGTATTACGTCACCGTATTCTTGTTTGTTGTAAACATTAACTACAACATCATGGAAGTCTTTTAGCTTGCAATTAGTATCCCAAATTTGAGCTATATACTTACCATTTATTTGACTGTACATATTAACAATATCCCTGATATCTGATGCGGTGACATTTAGCAAATGCCGCAATAAATTTCGCTCACCATATCGTTTGGAAAGGCCAATCCACATATTAAGTATTTTTTCAGTCCTAACACCCATATTCTCATCTAAATGAGCTGCATTAATTATTTTCGCAGATACATCATCAAACCCTTTGTCTCGATTAAGAGTCAATATTGTCCTTCGATTATTTTCGTCTTTAAAAACATTCAGCATATCTGATAGTTTAACAATCATAGGGTCATTAACCATCATGCTACGCAATAATTTACTATCAGGAGCACGATGATAAATTCGCAATGCTTCTAAGAATCCGATCCCCTTTTTAGTCATAGTTAATATCGATTCATCAAAAGGAAGATCTCTTACGTAACCAATCCAATAACATGAACTCCATTTAATTTTGCTTTTAATTATTTTAGTGATAGCAGGCATGTCATGGGCTCTGAGTTTTAAGATCATATTAATCAGCATAGAAATCCCATATCCGCCATATTCACTAATCGAGTGCGGAATATAAACATCTTTTACTTTATATCCACACTGTTCTGTTAAGCGCTTTTCAAATATTAGGCGCAGGCTTTTGAAGAGTTTGGCCAAATGTTCTTTATTAACTCCATGTACTGCATACGATTTCCCTATGTATTTTAAAATTGGCATAATCGGATTATTAGAATCACGAATATAATCGACTGTAAGTTCATGTTTTCTCTTATCTTCATCGATATAAAAAGCTTTTCTGGCTTTGAAATCAAAACGCAAAACTTCTTTATAAGAGCCATCTTCAGACGTTCCATCCCAAAACAACTGGATACCTTTATATTTAATACGAAGATCGAGAAAGTCTTTGCAATTAATGACCTCAAAAAACATTTCTTTAGGAAATAATTCCTTGTCATCACATGTTAATATCACTTTGTGTACATATGGTTCGGAGCGAGTCCCACAATTAGGGCAAACATAATATTTCGCACCTGTATAATATCCGCAGCCCATGCTATATTTGCGGTTCCATGTACCACCAAATGTGTGATTGCAATCACAATGGTGAATTGTTGTGTAAGCAGCATCATAATGTTTTTCAATTATGATGCTATCGAACATTTTACGGATGTATAAACTTGACACAGTTTCCACAGAACGCCACCGCCTTAATCATCGAACATGGAAAAGATGTTCGAATTTTCTTCTACACTAGGTTCAGCCGTTGGTTGCGTTTCATCTATAGTTGGTTTGCTATCAACTGGCGCAGACTCTTTAGCTGTTTTAGTCTTACGTGTACGCTTTGGCTTTTCTTCCTTTTTAGGATCTTTCGTTTTTTCTTTAGGAACGTCGGGCAAAGGTTTACACACCACATCAAAGGCCTTTACAATTGCATTGGATGCTTTCATAACTCCTTCTGTGTAAGCAATACCAGCTTGGTATTCTTCAGCGTTACCCGGGTCCATTTCAATTGCTTTAAGTAATATATCTAACGACTTCTTACATATATCTGCTTGGCTTTTAAATTGTTGTTTAGCCATATTTAAGCCTCCTTCTCTGCCATGATGGATTTCAAATCGGTGATAAGATCATCCGTTAAAGAGTCGCTAGACGGACGAGTGACACCGTGCTTGCTAAAAATTGCAAGTGCTTTTTTTGCTTTTACCCCATCTTCGCCCATCCATTCACGGAATTCCTTATAAAAGGCTTTTTTATCTACAGGCTCAGCAGCAACATCTAGTTCTGTATTTTGTTTAGGTGTTTCTATTGGAGTCTGTTCTTCGACCTTTGTTGTTTCAGCAGGTTTAGGTTCTACTACTGGCTCGACCTTTTCTTCTTTTTTTGCTTTTATTGGATTACCTTCTAGGTCTGTCACATGAATGTCTTGTTCTTGCTCCTCTTTAGCAACTTTATTTGGTACTTTTTCTTCTTTGACTTCAGCTTTTTCAGCCTTTGTCGTTTTAGTTTCAACTGTAGGCACTACAGTCTCTACATCGATAGTTCCACAACCTATTACTGTAGGCGCTTCGCTGTCATGACAATTACCGCAGCATTGATGGTTTAAAATTCCATTCCATTCTGCGATTTTAAGTGCAAGGTCTTCTGTGTCATTGAATTTAATAGTTAAGATATTTTGATTTTCCATGATAGTTTCTCCTTTAGAATTTAAACAGTAATTCATCATCAAATAATTTCCCTTCAACGATTTTAGGGATTCCAATTTCCTGGAGTTTACGAATTACGCTACGACTTTTCGATATATAAATAGTATTTTTTTTAATTTGTACCTCTGTCGGCTTAATTACATATGGCTCTGTTGCAATCGCAGGCGCCACACAAATGACTTTATTGTTAATATCTATACCAACTTTGAAATACTCAGGCCCTTTTAATTTTCTGTAAGCCGGCATTGAAAGTTTGATATAGCTATTTGTAGTAACTATCGCTACCTTTTGTAATGATTCGTGCTTGCCTTTGTTATCTGCAAAGAAATTAAAGTCAAATGCATTTACAGTAGGTTTAGATTTTATTGCTTTTATTTCAGGCATTTTATCTCCTTATCTGGTATAATTTATATAGGATATTTTTTATCTATGCTCGTTACTCATTGCCGTGAGTGCGAGCATTTTTACTTTTACGGCGGATATGTTCATCGTGGCAATGTTTGCATACTCTAATTGCCTTACGATTTATTCCGTCATAAATGTAGTTATAAGTGTGTGGAATTAACCTAACTCCACATTTAGTACATGTTCGAACTGGAGGCCTCATTGTATCAACATCCAAATCAACCAACCGTAGAACATAATGCTGACAGCCGTTAATACTAAAATAAATAACGCTCCGATTACATCAATATCTTCCATAATGCTCATCCTCCTTAAACGATTTATAAAGAATAGCTACTGCAGATACAGTGCATAGAAGCAACAGTAGCATAGTCGATGAATGCAACTCGTACCCTTGTACATCTGAGCCTTCTAAAATCCCAAAACATGTGCCCAGCATGATACCTGCTAATTTTTTCATTTTTACTCTCCTATTCTTGCTTGGCATCGTTTACCTAGCCATGCATTAAACGAATCTAAATGAATTAATCGTTTGCCACCTCGGGCCCCTATCTTCATCGATGGGAAATCAAAGTCATCTGCCCATTGACGAATCACATCTTGAGGGACGCTTGCTAGTTCAGCAGCCTCAGCGACTGTTATGCATAATTTATTCCTGTCCACAATAATCCTCCTTTATATCTTTTTATAGATGTTCATAAAATTTTCATGAATATTTTGTGTATTCTTAAATAATTGTTTGTATAATCACCTTAGAAAGGAGGTGATTATATGCAAGCGACTATCAAATTAAAGGATGGCGAATATATCGGAATTGATAACTTACAACTCATACGCCAACATGAAACTGCCTACATAAAGCCAGTTGATATTACTGATTTTGAAAACTTTAAGTTATATCAAACGCAATATACTTTTATTGGTAATACAATCCATCTGTTACATTCCGATGACATTATGTATATTTCCTTTGAAAAATAATTAGCGTACGACTAGATTGAGAGTGCACTCACAAGTGTGCTCTTTTTCTAATTTTTGTTGAGGGCTTTTATGTTTTGCCAATTTATGAGTTTTTAACCGATAGAGCTAAATTAGTTATTTGCGTTGTACATATTTTCTCCTTTTCTTTAAATTATTTACGGTAAAACCGTAATCTACTATAAAAAAATAATATCATCATAAGCGACATTGAATACCTGTTCTATCTTAGATATGTTTGGTACATCTGGATAAGATCGCTTGCGCTCCCAATTTCCCCAAGTCTCAGTAGATACGCCAATTTCTTTTGCGGCCTGAGCTTGTGTCCAAGACTTGGATGCGCGGAGCATTCTAAGTGTATATTTCATAAATTACCTCCTTTCTTATTAACATCACTTATTATCATGACTAGAGTATACTACGGTTTTACCGTAATGTCTATTAAATTTCCGTAAATTATCGTAAAATTTTAGTTTAAATATTGAATTTATTACGGAAATATCGTATTATGTTATTAATTATTATGAATTTATTATAGAGAGGAAATTTGAGATGAGTGATTTAGGCAATAAGGAAATTATGGCGCAAAATCTCCAAAGGCTAATGGATAGTCGCGGAATAGACAGAAATAAATTATGTGCTGATTTAGGGTTTAAATACACTACTTTAACAGATTGGTTGAAAGGCAATACATACCCAAGAATAGATAAAATCGAAATGATGGCAAACTATTTTCACGTGCCAAAATCGGAATTAGTAGAAAGGCAAGATAAAACCGAGGAGGAATATTATCTAGATAAAGAAGCTGCTGAATTCGCTGAGTACTTGCGCACACGCCCAGGGGCTCGCATGTTATTCTCTGCAGCAAAAGATATTAGTAAGGAGGATATGGAGAAAGCAGTTGAATATATAGAACTATTAAAATTAAAAAATAAATAGTATATAAGGGAGAGTGTTAATTTGGTAGTTAATGTAATTTACTGTGATTTACCACATGCCAACGCTGTGTCGGAGGAATGTGAAGATGTGGATACCCATAATATCTACATAAATAAAAATCTCCCCCATGATCGCATGAGGGAGGAAATCAAACATGAACTAATTCATATTATTAATGATGACTTTTACTTGGATAAACACGTGGACCTTATCGAACAGATGGTCCGTAGGTCTCACGTTGACGACTCCGAATTGGAAAATATAGCTTTCTACCACCATTATTTATCGGCGTTATAAGGGAATATATAAAGGGAGATTTAAAAATGAAAAAAACTTTGTTAATTACTGCTATGTTTGCCTTAGTTACCGTAACCGGATTTGCTAGAACTGAAGTGTCTCATGATGAATTTAAGGCTTTAGACGGTCCTAAAGTATTAGTTCATTATGATGATGGAAGCACTGAGCTGTTAGAAGAACAAGAATATCTTGAGCGCACTATTAGTATGACACAAGAAGAAATGGACGACTTACACAAAGTCGACGAAGGTACTAAGAAAGCACTAGCAAACCGACAAGCTGATATCGAGATACTCCGAACTTATCCTGGAGAGGTTCAGCAAGAACAGCCTAAGAAAGAAAAGAAAAAGCACTGGTATGACAATGTATTAGAGTCTATATTTTAGTATAATAATATATTTTTATGAAGGAGCAAATTATGCAAGAGGTAATGAGACAAGAAGAAGTAAAACAAGGACTTGAATTCGTCATTGATGAGATTTCAGAACGCAAGTATTGGTTTGTTAGAACAAATGGTGGCGATTATTATAATGAGTATTTTAATGAAGGGTTCATAGCCGTTGGTTTTAACTGGATTACAGACCCTGTTGCTATAATTCGCGCAGAGGAAGACCCTGTTTATAAAAGAGCACTACAGGAAAAAATTAAATTTGAAGCAGAATCAGAGTCCACTGAAGATAAGCAAGTTAAACCCGGCCTTGTTATTAATCAATTAAAACGATTCTTGATAGAAATGTCGATTGGTGATATTGTTCTGATTCCTAGTGAAAACTCTCAGTATATCTCATTCGGACAAATAGTCTCTGATACATACCTTATTAATAAATCTGAGTTAGCGGAAGATGGTTGCCCGTTCATAAAAAGAAGGTCTATTAAGTGGTTGAAGACTTTAAAGAAAGAGCGCTTAGATCCATATCTGTATAAAGCAATTATGTCTCATCACGTAATTACTGACGTATCGGATTCTGCGACCTTTATTAACCGCTCGCTATCAGATATGTATATTCAAAACGATAAAGCCCACATAACTCTAAGAGTTAGAACAAACAACCAGATTCAAATATCTGATATTAGTACTCTTATTAACAGTTTTGAAGAAATTGCTGTGGCTGCAGATTTTAGTCCGGAGGAAATAAAAGCGATAAAAGAGGCCGAACTAAAAATTAATGTTCAGTCACCAGGCCCTGTTGAATTCATTATAGCTATAGGAGGTATAGGGGTTGTAATAGGCGTTATTATGGCTATTAATGTCTATAGGGCTCTTAATGCGGCAAAAGAACAAGGTGGAGAGGTTACAACAACGATCGGCTTATCAGGCATAACCCAAACGTGTAAAATAAACGGCCCTAGTCAAGAATCAGATGACATTGATACACAAGCTCCGGCTAAAAAAATTCTAAACTCTCCTGATGCAGTAAAAAAATTAGAAAAAATCACAGAAACTCTTGATCGACTAGATACCAAATTGCCAAATGAAAAAGACAGCCAAGATTAGCCGTCTTTATGATACTGAATTCTTATGTAGAAAAATTTAAGTTGTATGAAAATAGCCAAGAGGACTGCCACTGGGCCATTAACAAATACACCCTTGATGTAAATATTTATACTGTCAAAATATAATGATGGCAACATTAGAATTGCCGCGATTATGCAAACACAAAAAGCATTAATAGACCATTCTAATTGTTTAAATACATTCATAGCGCAGCCTCCTTCCTTTACACTTATTATAAAGCTTACTCAACAATCTGTGCAATACCTTACAAAAAAATAAGCCCTAACCACAGTGAGGGCTACTAAAAACTACATACCTTAGAGGTACTTCATTTTTACTCCAATATCATTATACCACATAAAACCTCTAAGGCTTGTTTTATTTTACCTATTTTAAGTCAAGGAGGTTATTTTATGGCTAAAAAACGAGCCGATGGGCGCTACCAAGTATCTAAGATGATAAACGGTAAGCGTAAATACTTTTATGGCAGCACAAAAAAATCTGCTACGGAAGCTATGGAGAAATATATAAACGCTAACCAATCATGTGCAAATTTTGATGCTACTATCTCACTAAATACCTGGATTAATATATGGCTACAATTAAAAGAGAAAAGTATAACACCAGCTACCTATCAAAGCTATACAGGGATTATTAATCGTTATATTAGAAATAAAATTGGCAATGTAAAGCTAGCTGAGATTAAACCCAATACATTACGGTATGTATTTGAATCAATGGATGGATTGTCATCAAGGACTATATCCTACACCATGACAATTCTAGGATCCATATTAGAGCAGGCGGTAAAAGATGATATCATCCCTAAAAATTACATGAAAAATATAGATCGGCCAAAGCAGGTTAAAGTCCGCCATATGGTAACGTTATCTGCAGATGAAGTAAAAGATTTCTTATCCAATATATCAAATACAGAACATCATACTCTATTTAAATTAGCATTTGCAACAGGTATGCGTCGGTCTGAATTATTAGGCTTACGATGGTCTGATATTGATTTTAAGAAATCAACTATATCTATTTCACAAACAGCACTCAAAATCGGATCCACTGCAGTTATATCAAATACAACTAAAACTACGTCATCCAAACGAACGATAGCTATTGATACAGATACGCTCCAAGAACTTATGAAGCATAAAACAGTCATCGATAAGCGCAGAATCAAGACAATGAACTGGATTAATAATAATCTAGTATTCCCTGGCGTTAAAGGTGCACCTCGCTGTCCTGATGAAGTCAGCAAGTTATGTAAGAAATACGCCAATTTAATCGGTAAGCCAACTTTTACTATGCACGGTACAAGACATACCCACGCCACAC